CGTCACGCTCGACACGCTCGAAATCCATCACCCCGCGTTCCGCGACGACGACGGCTTGCCGACCGCCATCCGCGTCGTCAACAACACCGAGAACATCGACGCCACGCTCGAAGACGACGCCCCGCTCAACGGCGGGCAGGTGGTCACGTTCCTGGCTTGTGGCTTCCGGCTGCAGCGGCCGGATGTCGAGGTGCAGGCCAGCCCCGAGCTGCGCTTCGAAATCGACAACGTGGATAGCCGCATCTCGCAGTACGTGAGGATTGCGGCCGAGAGTACCGACGTGGCCTTCGTGATCTATCGGCCCTACGTGTCGAAAGACCTGTCGCGGCCAAGCATGAACCCGCCGCTGCGACTGGAGCTGGCCGAGGTCAATGCGTCGGGCTGGGCGGTGTCCGCGGTCTGTCGCTTCGCCGAGCTGGCGAATCGTTCATTCCCGAGCAAGGTCTACACGCCGCAGCGCTTTCCGGGGCTCGTTGCATGAGTTGGGCGCTGCGCTATCTGTTGGAACCGATCGCCTGGACCGCGGGCGGCGACGACGCCCTTGCGTGCGACTGCTGGGGCTTCGTGCGCCGCGTGCAGCGCGAGACCTTCGGGCGCGATCTGCCGCGCTTGGTGGTGGCGGAGGGCCCGGCGTTTGTCGCGCGCGCCCTGGCCGGCTTCGCAGGCCGTGCTGACTGGCGCAAGCGACTGGCCGGCGAGGCCGCGGCCGATGGCGACATCGTGCTGCTCGATAGCGGCGCCGGTGACGACCACGTAGGCGTCTGGTGCGCGGCCGATCGCGGCGGCGTTCTCCACTGCAGTGCCACCACGGGCGGCGTGCTCTTCACGCCGGCCCCCCTGCTTGAACTCCACGGCTACCCCCGCCACAGGATCTGGACGTATGACCCTGCCCGTTGATCTTCCCGCCGCGCTCCGCGAAGAGCTGCGCGCGCACAGCAACGCCGTGCAGCAGTCCGGCGCGCCGCATGGCGTGCTCGTGATCAGCCGCAACCCGGTCGCGCCCTGGGAAGACCGCCAGACCGTGACGCCCGACATGCCTTGCGGTCTGGTGGATCTCGCGCGTGCAGCCGGGGCGGATATCGACGGCGGCCCCTGGATCCTCAACGTCAACGGCCGCTGGATTCCCCGCGCCGAGTGGCAGGGCGTCATGATCGAGGGTGGCACGGCCGCCGTCCTGCAGCGCCTGCCCGAGGGTGGGCGCAACGGCTCGCGCGTACTGCAGATCATCATCGGCATCGTGCTCGTGATCGTCGGCATCTTCTCGTCGATCTATGGCGGCTGGCCGATGATCTTCCAGGGCGTGTCGATGATCGTGGGCGGCATCCTCTCGCGCACGCCCAAGGCGCCCACGCCGGACCAGCTCTCCAGCGCTGCACAACCCAGCCCCACCTACAACCTGCAGGCGCAGGGCAACTACGCGCGCCTCGGCCAGGCCATCCCCGTGCAGTACGGCCGGTGCCGCTTCTACCCGGACTTCGCCTCGCAGCCCTACGCCGAGTACGCCGGGAATGAGCAGTACCTGTACCAGCTCTTTTGCCTGGGGCATGGCGACTTCGATATCGAGCAGCTGTACATCGAAGATCAGCCGATCAACGGCGAAGTGCAGGACGACGGGTTCTATCACTCCGACGAGCCCTTCCTCGATACGGTCTATCAGATCGTCGCGCCCGGCCAGAAGGTCACACTGTTCCCGACGCGCGTCCTCACGTCCGAAGCCGTCGCCGGGCAAACGCTGGAAGGCACGTCCGCATGGTTTCAGCTCACCGACGCGGACCTCGATCGCATCGCCGTCGACCTGGTGGCGCCGCGGGGACTCTACGTCGCCCGGGACGACGGCGGCCTCGATGCCGTCACCATCCTTGTTCGGGTCGAGGTGCAGAAGCTTGAGCAGTCCGGCGCGGCCTGGGTGCCCGGCACCAATCCGGTTCTGGAAAAGACGACCTACAGCGTAGCCGCGGCCGACGCCACGCCGCAGCGCCGCAGCATCGACTTCCCGGTCGACGTGGGCCGCTGGCAAGTGCGCATCGTCCGGATCTACCCGCCCACCACCGATGTCCGCACCGCGGACGAACTCGCGTGGGCAGGCCTGCGCGGCTACGTGCCGGGCGATCAGGACTACGGCAACGTCACCATGCTGGCGATGAAGCTGCGCGCGTCGGACCAGATCAGCAGCCAGGCCTCGCGCCGCATCAACCTGATCGCGACGCGCAAAGTCCCGACCTATGACGGCTCGGCCTGGACCACGCCGCAGCCCTCGCGCTCGATCGCCTGGGCGCTGGTCGACATGCTCAGCGATGGCGAGTACGGCCGCGGCCTCGCTGACGACGTGCTGCCGATCGCCGAAGTGCTGGCACTCGAATCGGCTGTCTGGCAAAGCGGCAACCCCGACGGCCAGGCCTTCGACTACCGCTTCGACCGCGCGGTTACCGCGTGGGAGGCGGCCACGCTGATCGCCCGCGCCGGCCGCTGCACTGTCTTCCAGCAGGGCGGACGCATCCGCGTCGTGCGCGACGAACAGCGCAGCCTGCCGACGCGGTTCTTCATGCCGCGGAACATCTCCCGCGGTTCGCTGAGTCTGGCGTATCTCATGCCGCGCACCGAGCAGGCAGACAGCGTCGACGTTACGTACTGGGACGAAATCACGTGGCGCCCGGAGACCGTGCGCTGCACGCCCCCCGGCATCACCGGCACAAACCCTGTGGGCGTGGATCTCGCGGGAGTCCAGCGCCGGCAGCATGCCGTCGAGGAAGGCCATTTCATCGCGCGCTCGAACCGGTACCGGAGAATCACCGGCTCGTTCCGCACCGAGATGGAAGGCTTCCTCCTGAGTCCGGGCGACCCGATCGCCATCACCCATCCCATGCCCGCTTGGGGTGGCGGCTCGGGTGATCTGCTGGCCTTCACCGGTACCGGCAAGGATGCCGGCGACGTGCTCACCCTGGATGAGCCTGTCGAGTTCGGCGTCGGCTTTCACTACGTTGGACTCAGCACCGCCAAGGGCGGATTCTCCGGGCCGTGGCGCGTCTCGGTAACGCCCGACCCGCGCCAAGTGGTGCTGGCCGAAGACATCGACGACGACGCCTATGCGCCTTACGTAGGCGGCAACCGTGAGCGCACGCGCTGGGCCTTCGGCGAGGGCGAAGACTTCTTCGCCAAAGCGATCGTGGTCCCGCCGATCCGCCCGCAGGGCAAGGAAGTCCTGGTCAATTTCGTGCTGGACGACCCGCGCGCCTACGACGAAACCGGCGCCGTCGCGCCCGATCGAGACCAGCCCTACAACCTGCCGCAGGCCACCGCACCCGTCGTGCGTGGCGTGGCCGTGCAGTTCTGGGGCGATCTCTCCGCGCCGTCTCTTGCAGTGTCCTGGGAGCCGGCGCCCACCGCCAAGTTCTACATCGTCGATCTGTCGCACGACGGCCAGACCTGGACGCGTGCGGCGGAAGTCACGTCGACCAGCGTGCGGGTTGCGGTGTGGTCCGGCGTGGTGTGGCTTCGCGTGGCGGCCATCGGCTCGCTGCGCGGCCCCTTCGTTACCTGGTCGGGCGATGTCTCGCTCATGCCCACCATTCCCGCGGACCCCACCGGCCTCGCGCTCGAGCACAGCGTGCCGGCGCACCCACTGGAATGGGACGGCCGCGACGCCATCTTCGTCGTCGATCCGATCGCGCGTGCGCAGGTCTATCGCTGGGAAGTGTGGGCCGGTATGCCGCTCGCGTTGAAGGGCGAATACACCACCAACGAACCGCGCCTGACGTACTCGCTCGAGCGCAACCGCGCCGACGGTGGGCCACGGCGCCAGGTGCAGATCCGCGTCTATGGCGTGAATGGCTCGGGCTGGTCTGAACACCCGGCCGCGATCACCGTCAGCAACCCGCAACTGCCGCCGCCGAGCTTGGTGGGCTACGACGCTGGCGAAGCGCTCACAGTGGTCGCCACTGGCGCCGACGCCACCGACTACGCGGGCACGCGCTTTGTCATGTCGCAAGACCCGGACTTCGATCCGGCGACGGCGGTGCCCGTGGCCGATGGGCCTGGTGTGCTGTATGCCAGTGGCAAGCTTGCGGCAGGCAACTGGTACATCTACGCCGCGCAGTACGACACCTTCGGCGACGATGGCCTGTCCTGGTCGGGCAAGATCACGGTGCACGTTTCCGCTGTGGCGGCGGGTATCCCCAAGGTTGCCGACGCCTCAACGATCACGGCCGCGCCGGGCAGCGATCCGCCTGGGGGCGACGCCTACTGGGCGGTGTGGTCGCTCGCTCATGAGTCGCTCTGGAGCTGGGACAAGCCGGCGGGCCACTACATCGACAACTCCGACCTGGGGAACGCCTACTACAACCTGATCACCGCCACGCGGGCGGCGTTCGGCTTCCTGTCCGCGATCTCCGGCAACCTCGGCAACGTCACCATCGGTGGCGCCGGCTGGTTGCGCACCGAGGGTGCGACATCCTTTCTAGGCGGCGGAACGGGCATCTTCCTGGGCGCGGATTCCGGCCAGTACAAAGCCCGCTTCGGCGGCCCCAAGGGCTCGGGTGT